GCGGAAGTTTTCGGCTTTACAGCGGGCGAAATGCTAGACGAATTCTACGAAATTGAAAAAGAAATAAATAATGATGAGATTTTAAAAGAGTTAACAACAGTATTCGAAAAATATGGCTATAACACGGATGAAATCAGCTCCGAATTGCTTGACGGTGAAAAGATTAAACTGGATATGAACGATGACAATATAACTAAACTCGCTGAATCTGTAAATACTACAGAGCATTTTACTGCTTATTTAGATGATTCAACTGATTATATGATTGTTGAGGCAATACAATGAATAATCATATTACCGACTTAACTGGACAAGTTTTTGGGAGATTGACTGTGAAAGAGTTTATTCGTTCTAAAAACGGAAATGCGGTTTGGAAGTGCGTATGCGAGTGCGGTAATGAAAAAGAAGTATTAGCTCAGCAACTCAAAAGAGGTTATGTGAAATCATGCGGGTGCTTAGCGAAAGAAAATGGGAATAAATATGCAAAAAATAATCTGCACTCGGACGAAGTTAAGAAAAAAGCACTTGCGCGAAAACTCGAAGTTGATAGTGTCGACGGTACAATGAAATCAGCTTTAACACGTAAAATTTCAACTAGAAATAAAAGCGGCATCAAAGGGGTTCGCTGGAACGAATCGCGGAAAAAATGGGAAGCTTCTATCACGTTTAAAAGGAACCATCGTTTTTTAGGAAGATTCACTAAAAAAGAAGATGCTATAAAAGCTCGACTTGAAGCAGAAGAAAAATATTTCAAACCAGTTATCGAAAAGAATAAGCGCTAAGCACATGCTTGGCGTTTTTTGCATAAAAAAAGCCCTAACGGTGAGGTTAGGACTATGTATTCTACTTGCTTGTTTCACTAGTGCACTCGTCAGTTAAAATTTCTTGCCACATCTCAGGAAATCCAATCATTTCTAGTTCTATACTATCTTGATATTTTTGTATCAACTTCTCTATTTTGTTTACAAAATCTTCCCATTCTCTTTGATCAATGCACAAAAATTTAAATATATATACAACAATAAATATTCTTTTTACATTTAGCCTTACTGTCCCTTTGGGAAGTTTTGGTGATACAGTTATCGTCCTGTTATATAACCTGCCATTATGAGCACATATGTTTCGTATTAACACAACTGTGTGTAACCAGCTTTGAATATATTCTGCATCATACCCATAAATCTTCACCACATTCTTTTTCACTTTAATATGTAGATTACTATAAAATTTAGATATATCATTGAAATTGCACAATTCTACTACAATCCAAAAAGGAAATTTCCCGTTATATTCGTTCTTATACCACTCGATATAAAGTTCTCTATTAGTATCAGAATAACTGATACTATTATAAAATTTATTAAGCCATTTTGCGTAATATTCAGGTCTCCTAAAATTATTAACATCCTTATAGGACAGTGGACCACAATTATGTGAAAAGTCATAAGCAAGGTTTGATTTGAACTCTGTTTCAATCGTATCTAGCATAGACAACAACATATTTCTTAATTCTTTATCAAATAAATAAATTGATGAAATCTTCTCGAATGTTATTCCAGGCTTTAAAATGTCTTTTTCTCTATCTTCAAAATATGATAGCCAGTAACCACTCAATCTATAATATTGAACTTTTTTTAAAAAACTAATAGCAAAAGCTTCATTTTCAATTATTATATTTTTCTTTTTCATCTTTGTTACTTGAACTTGATATGTTGTCGCGGGTTTATCCTGTCTTTTCATCTGCGGACACCTCTCAAAGTATATAAAACGACCCCGCCTGTTCCACATTGTTAAGAGGTGTGCGGGGTTTTATTAATTAAATTATAGCCTACGTTTTACACATTGTCAATAAAAATATAAACCAATCATCATAACACATTATAAAGTATTAATCAACAAAAACTTTCACTACATATAGTGTACCACATAACCTAGAAAGGTACAAATATAATGAAAAATGACCTTAACAGGTTACTTTCATCAATAAAACGTTAAATAATTGCAATTTTTGATGATTTATCATGGTATTCCCTTTATTTATTACATTTATATTACAAATTTAAAGTTCCCAAAGAAACAAAAAACAACCCCCGCAAAAGCGAGGGCATCAAACTAGATTTTCTTAACAAACTTCTTGTTTGCAGTTAGAAAATAACCGCTTTTTGTTTTTAAGCGAGGTGTTCCACCCTTTGTTTTCGCCATTCCGGCGATAGTGAAAATAGTCCCCGGAGGATATGTCCCGCCTGTTTTATGACTTGCTGTAAAGTCTACGGAATTGTATAAGTCGCACTGTACCAACGTTTTGATTTTTCCGGGGTTTTCGGTGTAGTAAGTGTTATTACTAGCAGGCGTATGAGGTTTCCCAGCTTTCAATTTAGCTAATAAAGTCGTGTTTTGTGAAGCTGTTCCAGAATAATTTTTAATACCATATTTAGCAGCAAGTTTTTTACGATTCGCAAAGCTGGAATCTAGTTTATTCATATTCATGTAATCAACTAATCCCAAACTGTTCGTGTTTGTGTTTGCGCTTGGTTTAGAAGAATTACTAGTACTAGCTCCTTTTCCAAAAGTATCAGTTCCATAACCTTTATAATTAAATTGAAGGTGCGGATTGTCTACAAATCCAGACCAATCACCACCCCATTCAAATCCAAGGGACTTCGCTTTTGCCACGAATCTTTTGCCTTTGTCTGAACGATAAGCACCCCAATCAACAGTTTTACCTTTCGCCATGACGAAATCTAGTGCCTGTCCTACTAAATGATAAGAGCGCATTGTTTGACTCGCTCCGTTCGCGACATTAGCGGATTGTTGCTCTTTTGTCCTAATCGTTTCATAAATTAATACTTCAATGCCGCTATTTTCAGCCCAGTCGAGAAGTTTTCTCGCCGCCGCTTTTGTGTTATCCGCTAATTTATTTACATTTTCTAAACTTCTACTATAATAATAACTTGTCATTATTTATCATCCTTTCGTGGTTCTGTATATTCTTGCGCATGAGCGCTGTCCTTACTACCCGCAGTTGTAGGGTCAATAATTAAACCCCACGCCGCAAATACACCGGTAATAACTGTAATCAGTTGTTTTAACAACTCGTTATAATCCCACGTCACGTTAAAAACAAGCAACACAGCTTGAATAATAAAGAAAACCGCTGCTATCATCGCAATCACCCATGTTTTGTTTTTGAATCGTACTTTCCAGTTAATTTTCATTATTTTTCCTCCTTCTCAGTTTTCGCTATATACTTCCAAATCGCTTTATCCTCCCGCTTCAATAAAGCGATTTCTTTATCATGATCGTTTTGCTTCTCTCTTAAGCTGATGCGGTCTTTTTTGCTTTCTGACATTTCTTCTCTCAGACTATTTAATGTAATGTCAAGCGAATCAATCATGTTTCTCAAAGGCGCAACTAGCGCCCACCTAATCACAAAACCCACAATAGCGGCTATTAGGCTGATTAACGCTATTAACTCGCCTACGCTCATCCCTGCTATTGATATACTCCCCAGTGCCAATTTTCATCATCCCATCTGTTTTTGACATAAAAAATAAGCCTTATTTGGCTTCAATCTAAAATATAAAATAATTGATTTAACGCGAAATACGTAATACTAGTGTCCGCAGGTATAAATCCCATCGCGTTACTAGATGATGCATGCACTCGGCCGCCGCTTGACTTGTTTGTCGGTGCATAAGCCATTGCTGTTTTTGTTGTTTGAACTTCGAAAGGAACAGACGCAAAAGCGTTATTTGTAGAGGTCCATGCGGTTGATTTTTGCACTTGCCCCCTGAAAAAGGCAATTCTGATACCAAAGATGCAAATAATTCTAAATTGAGGAGTATTCCCTTCTGCTGTTGAATATCCAGAGTTTAATATTAAATCTTGCCACGGCATTGAGTAAAATAAATCAGCATTTACAGATAAAGTTGTTTGCCCATCTTTAGTGAAATCTAGTGAATCCCCTCTTAACATTGTTTCCTTGAGTTCACCAGAAATATTATGATCCATCAATTGCTGTGCTACTTTCACACCACCAAGTGTTGTAACATCACTTTTTAAAATAGTAGAGCCGGCACCAGTTGGCAGTACTGTAGCAGCATTAAAACCATTGTCATTCATCGTGACCGTCCCAGTGAACAAATTGCCTTCATCATCACGATAATTAATATTGTGAATAAATTCAGCGCCTGTGATACTTCCGCTCTCTACATCACCTAATTTCGCAGTAATCGCTGATAACTCCCCGACTTTTAAAGCGTTATAATCCAGAGGTATTTCTTTCCAAATTACCCCATCCCACTTAAAAACACCTGTTATAGTATTTTCCACTTCATCTATCTTGAACCACGTATCGTTTATCTTTGGAATAGCTGGCGGTAGCTCACCATAAAAAGGCTTATTGTTATCACCAGCTTTCATTAACGCGTCATTAGCTGTATCTATTGCTGTGACAGCGGAATCTTTAGCATCATTTGCTACTTGTTTTGCATCTGTTGCATTTGTATTTGCATCATTTGCTACACTTTCGGCACTACTAGCGATTTGTTGTGCTGTTTCAGCCTTATTACTTGCGATTGACGCAACTTTATTAGCATTTGTTGATACTTTCGCGTTTTCCCTCAATTGATTTATAATCGCAGGTGTAGCCGAATTAATATCAATATAATCACCAACTACACAAGTGCTTTTTGACATATCGCTATAACAAATATTTAACTCAATAACCCTTGCTTGTACTGTAATTGGAGGACTCATTTCTAAATCTACAATTCTTACAAAACTGCCTTTTCTTATTCGATGTGCTTCAAAACCATAGACTTGTTCTAACATTAAAATATTTGCTTCATATTGATATGATGGCGATGATAACTTTCTAAGTTCTAAAGTACCCCATTGTTTCAACGCTGCCGCATTTGTTATATTTTCATTTACAATCTTAGTCATTAAGTAACCTGTGCCGCTTGGGTTGTATTGCTCATTTGCTTCATCATTATAGATGTAATTCAATCCTCCATTAACAGAAGAAATGTTTAATTGTGTCCCATCAGCTTGCGTTGCGCCAAGAGGTATAAGAGCAGTCTTAATGTTCGTAAATAATACTTTCCTCGTTATTCCTTTAATGCCTGTGCCGCTCTCAATTCGAACACCTTCATTATCCCCAAACTGTTTCGCGACTTTACAATAATAGCCAACTATCCTCCCTTGAAATGTTTTTACATAAAACTTAACTTCGCAATCAAAAGCAGTACAAATTTGATGTAGGGCTTCTTGAGCTGTTATATATCCTGAGAACTCCAAATTTGCAACTGCCCCTACATTTTCTGTATCTTGAGGAATCCATCCACTCCCGCCAAGCACATATGTTAAAGCGGGACCAATATTACTATTGGAAAAAGCGCGATCTGTCACAATTACATTATTCAAATCAAAGATAAAAACATTTTCGCAAAAGATTCTTTTTTGAGGTTTCGAACTATTGTCATCTCTGATGTCTTGCACTTCAATAATTTTGAATAACAATGAATCATCGTCTAAGTCTTGAAGCATCACATAATTTCCACCTGTTAAATATTTTGAACTTTCGTCATCTGTCGAAACAGAAAACTCATAAGTTGAATCAAAATCTATAACTTTCTCGGTGTGTGAATCATTAAAATAATGAGTTCCATTTGTGGAGTCAGCAGATATGGATTTTACAATTTCTTTATTTTCATCTAATATCAATAACATTTAAACACTCCTTTAAAAAGTTCTTGGCCTAACATATACGGTCCAATCTGCCGCTTCAAACGGAGATACATTTAATATTTCTGTTGTACCACCAAATAACTTAAAAAAGTGACTTCCTATCGCTAGATTCTGCATAAAAGGAATGCCATTTTTATAAATTGTTTCTGTTTCAAAATCAAACATTAATTCATCGGATGCATGAGCTATAACTTGCGGAGCTGTGTTTGCAACAATATTTAATTTTTCAACAAGTGTATCTGTGAAAAACAAATCGCGGTTAGGGTCATGTATGCCTGATGCCGCAGCGTATATATTTAATTGAGCTAATTTTTTTGTGTATTTATTAGCGGTATCTACAAATACCTTTTTCTTCGTCCAGACAGGCTTTATATTACTATCTAGTTTGATAATTTCAGCAGTGAATTGATTACCTATTTTAGTTAAAATAAAGTAACCATAAAAATCTCTGTATTCGTTGTATGCTCCTGTTTGTACCTTTTCTGTCACTGTTTTATATTTTCCGTTAACTTTTTTTCTGGTTGATACTGTTTTGTATGTTTTAGTAACTTTCCCAGCCTCATTAAACAAATCTTTTTCAGGATAATTAGCAACATTTTGATCGCCAATAGATATTTTAACAATATTAACTTCGGTATTTGCGGCATTATCTTTTATTTGAAACGTTGCAATTTTTGCTCCTTTTTCATCAACAAGATACACTTCTAATTTACCTTGTTGCTTTTGTGCCGACGCTATGTTTTGAAGGCGCATTCTTACACGCCAGTTATCCTGCGCTTGGGGAAGAACTACTTTACTCATTGGTCCATGCCACTGTGCTCCAACACCATAATCAGATGCTCGGAATACATTTGCGGTTGAAGTGAAACTCCCATCAATAATCCCGTTATTTGCGTCTAATTGAAATGTCAAATCTGACTGTTGCATAGGTGTCCATGTAGCTAATACATTCATTGGATCGTTTAAAATTATTTCCGATGGTTTAACTGGAGTTTCTCCAGAATCTGGATCAACTCCTTCGCCAATGTATAAGTAATCCTCTTTATTCGATACAGCGATATAAGTGACATCCTGTTTTATAACTGCTCCAATTACAGGACTGGTAGGTTGCGAACCGCGAACTGGTAATTTGTTACTTTCACTAGTTAGCTCAAATTCTTCTTGTTCATAATAAACATACGGGTCTGAACAAACAAAATTCAGCGTTGCTCGTCCGTTATATAAAAGCCTATCTAAGTCTGTAGATCCTTCAAATCGACCATAATACGTCTTTTCAGGCGCATCATCAATTACCAAAGAGCGTTCTTCTGCATCTACCTGCATCAACCAATCAGCGACAGATGTAGCCCTCTCGCTTAATTCTTTAAGGCTATCTCCAATAATTTGTATTTCTAATTGTATCCCTCGTTGACCAACATTTGGTCCAAAATAAAAAGCGCCAATACGACCACTGACGCTTTCCGTATTACCTTCGTTTTGTGGGAACAATGGTGGTTTAATGTCAATTATTTCCACATGCTTATCAAATGAATGAATACCTTTATATGTGAATCCTAAGCTCATAAAATCACCCCTTGTGCTCGATTAGTTCTGATAATACGGTTGTTTTGAATTTCTGTTATAAAATCCACCGTTTCCTCCGCCACTATACGACCCTCTAACATTGTTTTATTGACAATTTGAATTGGTTGCAATGTAACTGGTGTTTCGCTTCCTTGCACTGCTGCAGACGTCCTTGAGTAAGACGTAATTTCTTTTGTATTCGGTGTAACTGGGACTGAAATAGCAGGAGAAAGGCTTGTTAAATGTTTTTGCATTTTATAAGCTGCCAAATCAATAGTATTTAGATTCTTAAGCATTCCTACGCCAATTCCAGCTGGCACTTGTTCTCCTACCTCATCACTCATTAACCGAGAAGGCGAATGTATTTTAAGCCGCTTTTTGATTGTTGTTTCAATTGTTCTCGCTAGTTGATCCGCTTGTTTCTCAAGTGGTCCATTCATTTGCTTAAACCCCTGAATAATGCCCGCTACGGTCTGTACACCAAGTTTAGATCCAGCAGTGCGATATTCTTTTGCTTTATCGAGTTCTTTCAACCAAGAAGCATTCGCATTAGCCAAATCTTTTTTAGCTTTATCGTTCGCCGCTTTAACGGCTTTGTCCATTGCCACTTTATCATTTGCGGAAGCGTCTAAGCCCAGCTTGTTTGCATTAGCATGTTTTTTACTCCACTCAGCTTGGTATTGTTTCAGCTGTGTATCAGACATACCCGCGATTGCTTTAGCTTGTCCTGTTGCGCTTACACCCATGTTGCGTATCTCATCTATAAGCCCTTTACTAACACCGCGTTTTTTCATTTTATCAAGTTGAGCCATAAAATCTTTTTGTTGGGCTGTTTGTGATTTAAGATTTTTAGTTAAATCGCTTCCACTTGCTTTTTCTGTAACAGCAGCATCAAATAATCCAGTCTGATTATATGCGGCTTCTTGATTTGATTTAAGAGCATCGTTATAAGTCTTCTTCGCTTCGTTAATAGATTCCTTAGCTGTTTTATTTATTTTAGCTACGTTATCATAATACTTTTGTGTGCTGCTTTTTATCGACTTATTAAGCTTTGTTTTTTGAGTACTAATTTCTTTATTCGCACTTGCAATATTTAATTTGATTTGTCTTGTTTGCGCCGCATTTAAGCGATATTGCTTATTAATTTGTTTTAATTTATTAATGTACGATTGTGCGCTAATTGCGCCTGTTTTGTAATCTACTTGCACATTTGATATTTTATTACTTACATTTTTCGCATAGCTTGTTTTAGTACCTTTGGCATAATGAGGTACATTACTCAAAGCTTTAGCTGTTTTATCCCCTCGTAGCACTTCGGTACCTCGTGGTAGATTAAGAAGAACGTTACGACCTTTAGGAACAAAACTATTCCCATCCGGGGTGGTAATCATTTCTTCATAGTTGCTTCCATTGGCATCGTTAACTAATGCAGGTCCGCCTTTGTGGTTATTTGTCCCAGTTGCATAACCTACCTCTTGAATTCCGCTTGGACTTTTACCACTCGTTTTGTATGCAATAGAAATTACTTTTTGATTTTTCATGTTGAGCATATCACGCCACGAGTTTATAGCATTGTCAATAGCGTTTTTAGTAGCCTCTGCGTTGGAATTAATAACTAAATCTTTTCTATGGACAGCTATGTTGTTATAGTCGTCGACTGTTCTACTACCTCTATCTATTTTTGATAATAGGTCTCTGTTGTTTGCAAAAAGGTTTTTAAGATTCACCTTTTGTCCGTTATATTGAACAATAACATCTTTACCACTCTGAATTTTATTCCTAACATCATAGTTATTTGCTAAAAGCGTCTTTAAATCTACGTTCGTTCCGTTATAGCTAACTAACATCCCTTTAGAAGAATTCATTTTCTTTATTACATCAGAATTATCAACTACTAAAGTTTTCATTGATGGAGGTAAGTTGTCCCAAACTCCCATGTCTTGCAGAGCTTTTTGTAACGCCAGACTAGTATCTGCATTCGCAATCATACTTTTTTGTTCAGGCTTCAATTTATCCCAAATACCTAAATCTGACAACGCGTTAGCTACATGTATAGAGTCCTCATAACTGACAATTAATTTCTTTTCGTTGAAAGTCATCTTATCCCAGCGACCACTTTCAATAGTTGCTGTAGCAATAGTCTTTTTAGCATCAGTGGTTAATTTCGCTTCTTTCATGATGAATTTCAGATTATTCCAACCATCTTTAGACTTTGCGGCATCCAAAACAACTTGTTCTAAATTTGTTTTTACTTCCCCAGTTTTAGGGTCTAAAACTAAATCGCTCCAAGCTAAATCTGCTTTACTTGCGCCATCGCCAATCAACTTACTAGCATCACTAACCCCGCCTGCAGCTTCTTGTACATTACGAGTGAATTCGTCATAACTTAAACCCATTTCCTCTAGTGCTGATTTAATATTTTGTTCTGCTACCTCACTACTTGAGCCAATTGCTTTATAATAATCTCTTTGAGTCCTTATCCAAGCTGTGGTAGAAGCTCTTACAGCAGCTGTCTTTTCTCTTTCGTTTTGTTTAATAGCCTCTGTATAAGTTTTTTGATCTATTTGATCTTTATCTAAATCTTTTTTTAAATTTTTAGCATTATCTTGATATACCTTAGCTGCTTTGGTTGTTTCTTCCCACAATAAAGTAGATTGTTCTCCCAGAGCCTTTTTAGACAACCCTAGAGTTTCACCATTCATCGCTTTTATCAGCTGTGTTTTCTTTTTGTTGTTTAAGCCTAAACTTTCAATTTGTTCAATCTGCATCGCTTTATAAATGTTGTTGACAGTTTTTGATTCTTCTGCAGTGAGATTACGATGACCATCCGCGGCAGATTGATAAATCTTTTCTATTTCTTTATATTGCGAATCAACATTGTCTTTTCTTTCTTTGGCTGCTTTTTCTGATTCTTTTTTATCTGTATTAACTATAGCTTGAACTCCCGCAGAATAATCTTGATAGTGTTTTTCAAAATCACCTAGCGCATCGTCTGTGTTTTTCTTTATTTCATCTGCCATATTTTTAAATGCAGTTACTACACGCTCGCTGTCATCTGTCGCACCTGATGCAAAGGTATCTAGTGCAAGCTTACCCTCTGATGCAAATTCATTAAATTTCCCCATGGATTTATCAGCTTCTGCGCCAATATCATAACCCCATGTTTTTATACGTTCTTTGCTCTCTTCGATTTTGCTTATATGTTTATCTAGTGCATAAATACCCACACCAAGCAAAGCCGCACCAGCCACCGTAATAACTGCTGGTAAAGCCCCGAAAGAACCAGCTAATCCAGCCGCAGCTAAACTAGTACCTTCCACAGCAGTTGTTGTAGCGCCAAATCCAGCCGCTAAAGGAGCTAATTTACTCCCTAAACCTAAAATCTTACCTAAGCCCGCGAATCCTTTTATTAATCCGCCAGTCATTGATACTAGTTTTCCGCCAATCATTAGCACAGGACCAGTTGCTGCTAAAATTCCAGCCCATTTTATGATACTTTGTTGTTGTGCGCCGGAAAGGTCATTAAATTTATCAATCATTTTGTTAGCCCACTCGATGATTGGAGTGAGGGCAGGCATTAATTTTTGTCCTACGTTCTGTTCTAATACTTCGAGCGAAGCTTTGAATTGATCCACACCAAATTTACCAGCTTTTCGCATATTATCAGCAACTTGTTTAGTATATCCATTTGCTTCATCAGCGCCCTTGGAATACTTACGTAATGAATCGCCTCCCGCCTCAAGCAATGTATTTACCGCCGATAGAGGTTCACGCCCAAAAACCATTGTTAAGAAGGAGTTTTTCTGTGTTTTCGTCATTTTTTTTGTTTTTTCGTTAATATCATCCAGCAAAGTTGGTAAGGTTTTCATATTGCCATTGTTATCTTCAATTGTTAATCCAACTGCTGACATAGCTTCTGCAGCTGATTTTGAGGGTTTAAGTAAACTTGTTAGCATACCGCGTAAACCAGTACCAGCTTTCTGCCCTTCAATACCACGATTCGAAAGCAAACCAACCGCAGCAGCTGTGTCTGTAAGCGAGTATCCTAGTGAATGCGAAATAGGACCAACGTAATTCATTGCTGTTCCCATATCTGAGAATCCAGCTGCTGTTTTATCAGCCACATAGGTTAGCACGTCAGCAACTTTGTTTGTATATTCCATCTGTTTGTTGGTGTCCTTAGAAATCATTCCAAACTGTTCTAGTGTTGACGTAGTAACGGACATTACTGTTTCGAAATCATCACCAGACGCACGAGCGGCATTAAAAATCGCAGGCATGGACGCCATTGTTTGGTTGATATCATAGCCTTTTTTAACCATTTCTTTCATACCGAGCATAGTTTGCTCAGAAGCTACGCCGTATTTAACGCTAGCTTTTTGCGCATAATCAAATACCTGCGTGTAACGATCGCCAAACTCTTTCGCCGATTCTTCGGATTCACGTAATAAAGAGTTAACTTCTGTTACTTCATTATCGAAATCGAGATATGCCTTGGTCGATTTAACCATTCCAGCTACAATTGGCGCCGTAAATCCAACGGTCATCGCAGTTCCAGCTTTTTTTAACTTTTGACCAGACTTTTCTAGCATATTACCGAACTTTTCAACCTTAACAATAGATGAATCTAAACCTTTAACATTAACATTTTTCTTGTTAATTTTGTCGATATTGTCCGCGGCTTTCTGACCCTTTTTCGCAAAATTGTCCATGTCTTTATCAATCTTGTTCATCTGGCTTTTATAGCCATTCTCGCGTATTTCTATATCGTAATAAATTTCTCCCGCTTTACTCATGTTGTCACCTCTCTTTCGGCTTGCTATTAGCTTTCAACGCCTTTTCTAGTCCTTCTTCATTAGAAGCAGCATCCTCAAAATACCCTCGCTTTAACATGATTCGATTTTGTTTTATTTTTTCTTTCAGCAAATGTTTTGGGACTTTACTCCGTTCAGTCATACGGATTTCTAGAGTAGTCATAAACGGTGTATCGCCACCCAAGTTCATTAGGTATGTTCGGAACTCTGAAAAACTCATATTCGCTAATTCTTTGCGTAATCTAATACCGTAATACGATAAAAAAGAAGACTCGATTAAATCAAAGTCTTCAATTATTCCGTAATACTGTTTTCCTGTGGCTTCCCCTCATCGCTTCCCTCGTTCATATCACTTTCAAATAATTTAGCTATAATGTATTCAATAAGTCCCTCGTAAACTTTCGTTGGCAATGTTTTAGAATTAATTTCTTCTCTGTCTTCTTTGCTGAAAAAAATAGCAAAAATATCATCGTTCGTTGCTACAATTCCATCTGTGATAGTCATTAACAATTCATGCATGTTTTCATTATTTGGTATTGTATGTTCGTCATCACTTTCATCAGCTTTTAGTTTAGGCGCAAGAACTTGTCCTAAAATTTTGGGGGCTTCATCTAAAAGTGCACTGTACTTAATGTGTGCTTGTGCTGAAATGTCCGCATAATATACTTTTTCGTTAATTTCCAATGGAAGTTTTACTTCGTTCTCGTTAAATTTAAATGATTTCATTTTTGTCCTCCAAATTAGTAAAAGCCCTCACTCAGAGGGCTTCGTATTTTGTTTATTAGGCAGATGTTACAGAAACAGAAACGTCATTTTTAACCGATGGTTTCACTTTGGAAGCAACTGTGATTTTAATTGCAGTTACTGTTGTAGCAACGCCTGTCACAACACCATCACTATCTACGGTTGCTTTTGCTTCATCAGATGAAGTGAAAGTTACATCTTGCGGAGCACCTGATGGCAATACGCCTGCTGTGATATTAACAGTTTCTCCTACTTTTACTGTTTTAGAGGCGCTATCTACCGTTACGCTAGTTGGTTCAATGGTAGGCGCCGGCGTAAAAACTGGTGCGCCATTAGAATTTAATGTTGCAGAAAATGAACCGATATCGTTTGCGCCACCACCACCAAAATCATTAATACCGATTGGACCAGTGATTTCATATTTAGCACCCGATGGTAGTTTCACAATAATAGTTTTTTCCGCTGAAGCTCCAACTTTGTCCCATGTTTCACGTAATTTATTTTGCCCTTCATCTGAATCATTGTATTTCCCATCTAAACCTAACTCCATTGCCATCCCTGTTTTAACCGCTCGCTCAAACTTTTCGCCAAGTGTTGTGTACTGTTCAATATTAGAATTCAAGCTAATATCTAGTGTTTCCAAATCTTTAATTAATACTCCATCACCGGTTGCTAAATTTGCATCTCTCACGAAGATTTCAATTTCTTTTACTGCATATGTTGGCATTTGCCTACATCTCCTTTTCAAATAATATTGTTAGTTGATAAATCAAACGACCATCATCGTCATAATCGACTTGTCCGCCGCTTGCTACATCTGTTGCTACTACCTTCTGATTTTGGATATTCAGCTCAGAAGGGTTTGTTAAAAGAAAGTAGTTACGTAATAAATCGTATGTTCGTTTGCATTGAATTGTGTTTTTGTCATAAATTAAAAAGCCGATGCTCTCACGAACACGACTTTGCGTTTGTACTTGCTTGTTTTGAAATGTCGGTGCTTCATTAATTACTACCATTGAATCAAGCCCCGTTTGTTTAATGAATCCAAGTGTTTTTATAGCTGGGAATGTTTTTTTGAAATGTGCTACCAAATCTTCAATCATAAACGCATCCCGCCCTCTACAATTTGGTTAATACTCTGAATTCCATAACTTACAGCCATTTCGTACCAACGTGGATTCCGACGATTTTCATAATATTGTCTGCGGGCATAAGGAGTTAAACTAAACACTCTAGCTACAATTGAATTTTTTTGGATGATAATTTTAAAATACGAACTTCGTCGTAAGTCTCCATACAAAATTGGAGTAACAGGCTTTGCTAATTCAACCAATTCTCGCCCAGCCTTTGCAGCCGTTGACAAAGCTTTATTATGAATATCATCTATGACTGCATCTTTAAAACTACTAAAGCCCATGCTCTGTCACCTCCCCTACTACAATTTCAAAATGGTGAATACTTCCATCAGGATTTGGCGGGAAAGATACGCTCTGGACCTCACCTTTAATTAAACAATAGTCAGGAATTACAAAAGATACATTGTCTCCTTCACTCACAACAAAATTTAATTTGTTACAAAATAAGTTAACAATATATCTTATGTTTAACCCTTCCTGTGTTTTATTTACGAGCTTTTCAAACTCATAGCGAAACATTGATTTATTAGTCGCATCTGGTAAAAGGTTTCCAAGGTCATCACGCCCGCTATTACTAGTTATAGTAACTTCTGTATTTAGGATAGCTTCTGGAATGGGTGGTAATTGAAAGCTCATTAACAATCACCTACTCCCGCGTAAAGCCAGCCACTAGATAAAAGCAAATCCAACACTTTGTCTGGAACGTCAGGTATAAAGTTGTTCGAATTTTGTGATTGACCACCCATAGTTAATTTACCTAGTGTAAAGTTACCAATGCCAATAAACTCACCATATTTCTTGATGTGTTCACACTGCCACGCAACAGCTTGCTTAATATCATCATCTACATTGTCAAGGTCTACGATATTAGGCATAATTTGCTTGTCAATTGCTACAGAAGCGGCTTTTATTAAATTATCCGCTTCTGTTAGTTCGATACTTAAATTTGTTAGACTAGCTAACTCACTTGGCGTAATATACGTTTTCATTTACTCACCCTCTTTGTTTTTGGGCTCCTTTTTACTCTTAGATGGTTCTTTTTCTGGTTCTTTATACTCGAACTCTTCAAAACCATCGTTTTTTAACTGCTTAATTAATACTTCATTGTCGGTATTGTATACTGCATTATCTTTTCTTAATTTCATAAAGAATTCCTCCTTAAGCTATTGTAGAGGCAATTACCCCGTCTTTTTGTTGTTCTTTTACAAAAATATCATGATAAACACGATATTGATATAACCATCCGTCACCTTGTCCAACGGAACCTGGCGCATGAAGGTAAATAGAAGCATGTTTAGTACCGCCAATAACAGAACCTTTATTAATTAGTAAATAATTAAGCTTCTTAGCGCCAGGCGCTGGTGTATAACCATCCGTAAAATCAAAAGTATCATAGAAACGATCTTCTGCTTCAACTTCAACAAGTTTAACTCCATCAATTCCTGTAATGCGCGTTTCTAAGCTAGAAGGCCCAATATTTTGATTAGAGATTGTTCTAGTAAAGTCTTTACTTAGCTCTAATGCAGCCATAACGTCTGGTGACACATACATAACAAGATTTTGTGTACCGTATTTTTTAACTTTTCGAATAGCTGCTTTAAGTGTACGAAAAACATTTTCTTCTGTGATTGCTTCGTCAGCAGAATGACCATTATTTTTAGCCGCTGTCGCTAACTTAGAAAAACGATAAGCGTCGACTTCTGGCGCAGCGTGCGCTGAATTAAATTCTTTTGTTACATTAGCAGCTGTTAATGCTTGCCCTGTTTCATCTACATCCATAACATCTACAAAAAACTCTACATCTCTATCAAACGTAATAGTATATGGAGTATTCGTATTTGATGCCGAACCTTCGTTATATCCTTTGTTTCTAGTGTGCGGTTTTAGTCCAGTTGTTGAAATCGTTTGTATTTTAAACGTTTTTGCATCTAACCATAAAAGGTTAGGTGTTTCTAATTCATTTGTGTAAGTGCCAAAGACTAACTTCTGGTCGAGCTCCTTACCGTACTTGTCTACATAGTTAATAGCCATTTTGCTATCTCTCCTTTTCTAATTATGAATTTAATGCTTGAATGAATGGGTCTGTAGCACTTGGCTCACTTGCATTGCCTAGTCCTGCTCCGATTGGTGGAGGCGTGTCACCATCATCAGATTTTGCAATCCATTCCGGATATTGCTCTGCGAATTTCGCTAAGTTGTCGTCATTTCGCTCTTCATCCCCAAAAAGCTTCGTAAACGCTTCGTAACGTTCTTCTTTTACGCCGCTTTCTTTTAACTTACTGTGCCACTCTGCCGTTTGTTCTTTCTGAACATATTCATCCAGCTTTGATAGTGCCTCGTCTTTCTCTTTTTGAAGTTTTTTCAATGCCTTTTCAGATGAATCATGTTCGCCCACTTGATCGTTAAGCTGATTAATTTGGTCGTTTAACTTCGTGATTTCTTCCTCATGCGCGCTTTTGATGGTTTCAATCTCTCCATTAAATTTCTTTTTTTCAGCCGCTAAGCGATTCTTTACAATTTCATCCAGTTCTGCTTGGTTAAAATTCTTATCGTCCCCACCTTCAGCAAAATGTTGAATGTCAAACTTACGCTGTAAATAATTCTTCATATTTCCTCCTTTTTAAGCTCTGAGTGAGCCATCCCTGTCTATTAGTTGCCGGCAGGTAGGCAAGGTTTTTATATCAAGCCAAACAAAAAAAGCGTTCATTTAGACGCTTTTATAATTTCTCTATCCAATTCTCTTTCTAGGAACGGATTAGTATTTAAATGTTCTTGCAAAGCTTCCTCCCATTGTTTTACTTTTCCAGCTGTATATTGTTTAGAGGGACCTTCTGCAAGTATATCTTTTGTTTTCCAATCACGAATGCCGCGCTCGTAGTACCGTTGCTTACTTTGAGCCTCATATTCTTCTTCATCATATGGGATAGGCTCGTCTGTTTCGTCACCTTCGAAATACGAATATAAAAAATGGTGGCAATTTGGATGAAACAAGCCATCGTTTTCCGCTTCTTGTAATGTTTTATATTCATTGCTTTCGTAGTTAACTGATAGCACTTCTCCTTGCCAAGGAGCACAACGCGGACAACTTCTCACGTGAGCTGACACTTGAACTAATTCGTGCTCATATCTTCCAAGAACGCGTTTCATGGCATTTAAACCAACATTAAAAAAAGCACCTCTTGAAGCCATTTCCATGTAAGCTCCTGGTCGGTACTTTCTTCCAGACTGATCTATAACATTTCTTATCCCATCACCTAAAACATTAATAAGTGATGTTGCGATAGCATATTTTAAAACTCCATTGCTATCTTTTGTTTCCTTAACCACTTGTTTGTATTTGGAGGGCGCGATTTTTTGCCAATAATTAGCCATATCTTCCGAAATTTGGATAAGCGCATCACTTTCAGATAAATAGTCGTCATTTTGTATATCAACCTCTTTCTTAGTTTGATATCTGGCTTCCATTTCGTCCTCGTATTCATTCACGCAATCGAGATAAACACTATAAGTTAGTTTATCTATTTTATCCCTAGTTCCATCTTTAAAACGGCTAATATGTGCTTTCAGTTCCCTTTTGAACTTTATTAAACGTGACTGCTGAATGAATTTCCATTTTGTTGGGTTTTTAGCACCATACATAACGTGTTTTTTTATCAACAGAAGTAACTCTATTTCAGCATTATTAAAGTGATTTCGTAAGATAGATGCTTCTTTTTCGAAATCCACTGGTGCATGGTGATGGCTCATCTAATCACCCGCCTTTCGTTTCCATTCCCCCAATTGCTTCCGGGTCAGGAACCTCTCCGATTGCGTTTTCTAAATAGATACGTTTTACTTCCGCTTGAATTTCTTCATCTTCCCACTTAGGGTGAATTAGTTTCACCTTTTCTTCTACACTCATAGCTAATGCACTGTTCATATTATTTAATGTGCTAGATAATTCATTCAGATTAACAGACATTGGATCTGGAAACTCAATTATTACCCTGATTTCATCACGCATTATTGCTTTTTCTTTATTGTTTGTTCCGCCAGTTAACAAATATAGGAAGTCCCAAAGCATCTGTTCGTAAACATTTTGAATAAGGCGTTTTTTCTTCTCAATTTTACGCACTGTCGCGTCTTGTAAACTCCAAATTTCGGTCGCCTTAACTTCTCTATTACCTAGATTAAAAGTAGCGGGATTATAACCAGATTTCGAAACAGCTTTCTGAGCAAAATATTCCATCGTTTCGCGATAACTACCGTCTCGGAAGTCTCCTTGCATGAATTGAATCATGTCGTTTAATTTCGCACCAGCATCTAATGTTCCTTTGAATTGCATAAAGTAATCTTCATCTACATTCATGGACCATTCTTCTTTATCTGTGTTCTTATTAACTTTTTTTCTAAACATTCGTTCACTAGCCGCTATTTTTGTTTTTGTTTTCTCTCCTTCACGCATATAAACAGTGAAAAAGTAATCTACTGCAAATAAATAATTAGTACATTGCGATAAGTCCGATTCCCCAAGATTAAGATGCGGGTATCTTGTGTTGCTTGGACTATTATTTATTAGATATGCGCCCATGCTTTTTAAACCAATTGATACAGAATGATTCAATTGAATATTATTCGTATCTAGATAGCTTGTAATCATTTCCGGGAGCCTCTCAGCATTGATAGGAACAGCTTTATCATTATCTATTTTAATGACAGAATATGTTACAAATCCGCCAGATAATGTATTACTTTCTTTGTCTTCCCATTGTTTTATTTCTCGACTTTCAACTAAATAATATATATCCGCTTTATTACTCGTCGGTATTTCCTCAAAAAAATTAAACCGAAATGGCTCATTGTTTTTAAAATCTATCCAAAATTGGCTAGAGCTATGAACGCTAATAGATGGTCGCCCATTTAAAATGTTGATCTTTACAGCGGATACTCCGCTCCCTCCTGCTAATTCAACAATTTTCACGCTCTTACTATCAAAATTATCAATCCGTAATGCTTCTTTCAGTTGCTTTGTTAAGTTTTCATCCTTACTGCCATCAACCCCTGTTACATCAATACTTAAAGGCTTTCCAGATATATACTCAGCAGCTACAACAACTATCTCGTTGCCTGTCCCAGAATTCATTAACTTATCATGCACGGTAGGCACATAACCTTGAGCCCATAATGATGTTAAATAAGAGTCCTTGCTCCACTCCTTTTGATTATTTGGAATGAGCGGCAGATATTTTGGTATTAACTCCGGTTCGCTGCCATTAGGTTTTCCATTTAGCCAACCTTTAATAAAACGTGTCATTACACTCCAAACACCCATTTAATCACTCCTTTCTATATATCTTCATAATTCCTATAAAAGTAGTTTGTAGCATATCTGCTCGTGTCCATCGCATGGTTATTCTTATCAACTGGCTTTCCACTGTTCTCGTCGCGTACATACATACCAATTTCTTGTAGCCAACTGTAATGGTCATATTGATCGTTAAGTTGTTCAACAAGCAAATAACGCCTTTCGCTTAATAGCGACTGCATCCGCTCAATTCCAACCTCTATACCTTGCGCTTTACCTGTCACATCATGAGCATTGTTGTCTGCTCCTGCTGTATCAACACCAACCTTTTCCAGTTCTTCACGTAGCCAGCGACAGGCAGGGTCAATAAAAACAGGCTCATTTACTGGTACTTCATACTCTTTCATACACCATTGAATAAATTGTTTTATCTCAATGGCATAAGTTGAACCAGCTTTTACTTCTCCTGTATCCCTACCGCTATGATAATAGGATGCAACTTGGTTCAGCTTGTATTTATAACCGCCATCAGCTTCATGCTCGGTAATTACATAGCATTCGCAAACAGTCGCATCTTGTTGACCGCCATCGCCAAAAAAGACCATTTCGATTGGACGGCCTTGTAATTTTTTTATTTGATTCGCTTCAACGTCAAACGTTTCATAAATGATGCCTGCTGGTAAAACTCTTTTCCCATACCAATCACGTTGCAACAAATACGCTGAATGTTTGACCTCGTTATATATTTCTTGCTTGCGTTCGTCTGAAAGAGCCGGATTGTCTTTAGCGGTCCAATGCCTCCATTTATAACGCCCAGACTTCTCATACTGCGAAAAGATTTCTAACACTGGATGATTGGGTGCCGGTGGATTTAATTCTGCTAAATGAAATCTATTCTTTGCTGCAAAAGTTCGTCGAAAGCATTCTTCGATAAAATCTTTATGGAGTAAATTAATTTCTAAAAATGTAACGGTTCCCAGTGACATACCAGTAATAGCGCCAACACTATTGATCTTCCCGCCGCCTTTATAGTAAATTTTCTTTGGACCATTCGGAGAATGTATAAGAAGATGATCGCCATGTTCATCATGTTTCATTTCTGCAAGATTACCAAATATGTGCATCAATCCAAAGCCGTCACCGTCCATAAACAGTCGAAAAGCTTGTTCTTGATTGTAAGCAGTGACTAAATGATTCTGGTCTTCTGAAATAGAGTATATATAAGCCATTTTAAAGATGTCTGCTGTGGTTTTTCCTGATCGAGGAGTTCCCTCGTTGACTTCAAGAGTTACATTTTGAAAAGGGAATGTAATAGTTTCCTGTTGTTTTGGCGTAAATACCAACTCTTCAATTTTACTCAAGGTCTCCGTCTCCTCCCTTAGCAACATCTAATAATTTATTAAGCAATGTTGTATCTTTTTCAACACCCTTAATAAGAGCTGTGCGAGCCTGTATGTTTTCCGTAGAAGCAACAATCTGATTAATCTTAGCTGTGCGCTCGTCTTGTTCGTCTGCAATAGCTACAAACTGTTTGACCAAGCCACTAAGCGTTGTCATTGCCCTACTTTGTGCATTTAAAAAATTAGCTTGTCTATCCCAAGCTAATTGAAATTCGTATTTATCCGCACCAGCAGAGCCAAAGGCTTCTTGCGTTTGTACTCTTATTTCTTCTGCTACATTGGTAACCCACATAATTTTCTGTGATCTCATGATTGCAGCATACTGTATTTGTATCTGATCCCAAATAAGATCGGCTGCACTCATTTCTTCCATGCCGTTCATGATCTCTAGCGTTTCATCTGGCATATACTTAGAGTATAAGCCGTGTTTTAGCGCGTTCTGATTCTTTTTAGGAGCAGCGCCACCTTTATTCCCAACTGCATGCTTATTGCCATTAGATGCGCCCCCTCGTTCTTTTGTGTGCACACTTTTTAATTCGGGTGCACCCCTATCACGATACCAGCCATATCTTTTTTTCCATGACTTGACTGTGTTCAAAGATACATCGTATTTTTTAGCAATATCTTTATATTTCATTCCTGCATTATAATCTTGTTCAGCTAACTTATACTTTTCCATGCTGCATCAACTCCACCTCGTTCCCATGTGTTTGTCTCGTTAAACGCATTTACTGGCTTTCTGTATCATGAATGTTGCTAATAACTACGCTAATAGCTTCTAAGTAGTCCTTTTTCGTCTGTTCGAACGATTTACCATTAAACTTAGCTGTCTGACTAATAAACATTTCAAATGACTTAGCTAGAGCGTATGATAGTTCGCTTTCACTTCCGCCCACTTGGATGTTGAACTCTGGTTCCTTGTCTTTTCTTTCTGATATTGTCGCTTTTATGACTTGCCGCATATTTTAGCGCCTCCTTTGGATCGGTAATAATAATGCCTTTCTCGGTATCTCTACCGATCATATGTTCAAAATTCATAATTTCCTCCAAAATAAAAAGCCTAGCGTGTGCTTGGCTTCGTTTTCTAATCGTGACTATTACTTGATGTTTTCTAACGCTCCAATCAAAATATTTCGTTTAAATTCAAATTCAGTAATTTCGCTAGCAACCGCACTCAACTTCATTGCCGCTTGAACAACCTCTTTCGATTCCACATCAATATTTTTCATTAATATCTCGTAACCCTTTTCAACGTATTCTTTCAAATCAGCAATTACTTTTTCATTATTTTCCATTCTTATCACTCCTTAATTTTATGTACAAAAAAAGCCCAACAATGTGGGCTAAATTTTACAATTCAAAATTCATATAGTCTTCAATACTCCATAAATTAGAATTTAAAGTAGCATAGGAATTCCTTCTGTTTTGTTTAGCGTATGCTTCGATTACTGCCCAGTGATAAATGTTATATGATTTATTATTTCGGATAATCTCATCCAATCTCTTCAAATTATAAAATTTATATTCTTCTTTGAGGCGTATATTTATGTCTCTTAAAACTTGCATTGCATCTTTATTTCTTTTATTTCGAAGAAGTCCCATACCTTTTTCAGCTTCTTCTCTATAAAAATTTGCATTTTCTAATATTTCTTTATCACTTATTTGTTCGGTGTCAAATCTCAATAACTTTTGCATATTTTCTCCTCCTTCTTAATATTAACTATACATCTAAAACCCGCCCACGCAAAGCATGAACGGGAAGGAAGGAGTATCCAATAATGGACAATACCATAATATCACGGTTTTCCTTCTCAAAAGTATCTAAAAAGTATCATTTTCACTTTTCAGCACTTCAATATCTAAAGTCGTAGCTAATTCAATCACTGCTGCTTTTTTCTCTCGTTTGTATTGTGCTACTTCATACGGAATATCGATCATGATGTCGACGTCTTGTTGATTGTGTAAGAAGCCTTCTAAGATGATTTTGCGGTGGATTGCTTCCAGTTGGTTAATGATCACATCATACTTTTTAACAGCTTCCTGTGCAGCGTGTACGTTGTCTACATTGTGTATAGCAGCTTCTTCCACTTTGCTATGGAACTCGTTTCCAAAATTTGGAGGTGTGATCGTGTACGTGGTAGTTAACGTTGGGAATTTACGTTCACCCGCCATAACTCTTAAAGCCTTATACTTTCTAAAAAAGTCTTTCAGCGCTCGAACTGTTTTGATATAGTCGATTTTATCAACTTGTGGTAGATCAAAAAGAGTATTCATATCCATTCCCCCATGTTATAATTGACTTGGCCAGTCGGAGGGAACTTCGGCTTTTTTATTTTTCCAGCCTACTTTTAGTTTATAAAATTAAAAATAGGCTGTTTTTTTATTTTTACTCTACTTCCACAATTACTCTGCTCTCTTCTTCCTTGCTGATAATGAAATGATCGGAAAACCCCAAGATGTGGTTTAGGTTATCATTCTCGATCATTCCCGCCGCCATCATACCGTCAAAAATGAATTTCTTCGCAAAAGCAATGTTATCCGGGTCTTTTCGTTTATCCGGTATGATCCATGTAAACTTCAATCTACACGGTGTCGGAAACGTGACACCAAGCTGCATAGCTCTCATGATGTAGGTTTGGCATTTATAAGTCATTGCTTTCTTTACTTTAGCTGCTGCTTGTCTGTGTCCACGCTCCTTGTTGATGTACACGTTTAAGTCTGTGAGTGGTAGTGGGATCACAATGCAATTACTAATTGTGGCATTCTTCGATAACCCTTGTTTCATAGATAACCTCAATCTCCCTATCTGATAATGTAATTAAATAATCTAACTCATAGCTAGTAGCTTGTTTAATGGCTTCAATCATGACGTTACGATCTTTTTTCTCCATGGTAGTCACTCCCCTATAGTTTTTATCAGAATGGCAAATCATCCGGATCAATATCAATCGGCTTGCCGTCATTAGCGAATGGATCGTTATTCTGGCTCGAATCAGCTCGTTGTGGCTCGTTTTTCGTTTGATTTGAATAATTACCCTCGTTTTGATTAGAAGCTCCCTGTGAGCTGTTACGAGGTTCTAAGAACTGAACGCTTTCTGCAACAATTTCCGTTACATAGACACGTTTTCCGTCCTGCCCCTCATAATTACGAGTTTGAACGCGACCATCAACTCCTGCCAAGCTTCCTTTTTTCAAGAAATTAGCGGCATTTTCTGCTGGTTTGCGCCAAACTACACATTGAATAAAGTCAGCTTCTTGTTCTCCTTGCCCGTTTTTGAAAGGGCGATTGACAGCTAATGTAAAAGTCGCAACTGCTGCACCCGCTGGGGTATAACGTAAATCAGGGTCTTTAGTTAAGCGTCCTACAAGCACGACACGATTCATCATTCATTTTCCTCCTTATTTTGTTTTTCTCGGGCATTAAGCTCATCAAGAATCACTTGTATTCCGCAGGTATATTCCCGCACGTCACGATTCATCTCTTTTAAATTGTCAAATAGTTCCTCTGTAGAGCGTTTTGCCACCATTTCCTTTGCTTCTGCTAGTTCTTCTTCAAACCACTTCGCTACACATTCCGGCACAGTCGGGGGACTAATCACCGTTAATTCGTTATGCACTCGCATTCCTTTCACGTACTCTTTTGTTATTTTTTTCATACCTTCCATTAACCCAATCTCCTTCCGCACATCGGACAGTACTTAATATTAAATTCAGCATAAGTAAATCCATGTTGCCAGCCTGCTGCAACTTCTAATTGACTTGCTTTATTCAACCGCATTTCGTCGTTCTCGTCGCTTATATTCTTAACCCTCTTATTTACATCCACATTACAAAATTCGCACATCATTCCGACACCTCTTCAAAATTTCTTATATCAATCTCTTCTATTTCCCTTATTAGGAAGCACTCAGGTAAATAACCATGCTGTTTCGCCCACCTGTAGATAAAACTCTGTAATTCTTCTCTGTGTTCTTCTGTTACATCGTCCAAATAGCCCTCAGAATACTCCCCAGCCACTTCATATACTCGCTCTGCTATGTTCTCTAGCAGACTGTCGGTTTCGTCTGGAAACGCTATTTCCCCAATTTCACCAACAAAAAAAGTATAAATCAGTTCATTGTAATATGAATATATAGTTAAATCATTCATCACTTGATTGCGAGTTTTTTCGTCATGCGTGTTGTGATTATACTTTTTTAACAAGTTGATACCATGCTCGATAGCCTCATCTTTTGTATCAAAATATGTGATTGATTCCCATCGCCCGCCGTAACTACCGTTTAACATCCATTGCCCTTGTTTCATTCCGCCACCTCCATTACTAATTCGTATCGGCTTTCTAGTTGCCAATAACTCTTTTTAGAGCTATCAGGAATCTTGTCATGCAAGTCAATACGTCGTAAATCGTAACTAATACCTTCCACAAGTGCTTCATAATCATAACTGTATAAAGAAATATTTATTCCCATTCTTGCACCTTCCCTTTCAATGGATTTATTCCCATCACCACATAATTTTCTTTTTGCTCATAATCTGTGATGTAGGTAACTTCTACGGTTATCTTCCATCCGGTATGTTTTTCCTCTTTAAATTCTTTTAAAATCAGGTAATCTCCAACTTGGAAATTTCTGTCATTCTTTCTAATCTCAAACGTTTTTCGCCCTTCTGCGATGTCCCAGAAGTATTCTGACAATATTTTTAGTTCATGTGTTTTACTCATTTGAGTACCTCCAACTTACTTTTTATCTCGGTCAGCAATTCCCTTACCATTTTCACTTCGTATGCCAATTCTTCAAAACTACTAATATCTGATGTTCTGATGTGATGTTCAGTAAAGGCGTCTAAAGCTTTCTCTACAGTAGGAAAATAGCCAATATCACTATATTGTTCCGCTCCGTTTTTATCTGGTCCTTTTGGCTTTGATAATACATATTGATATTGACTGCTTCTAATTACGTAATCTTCGTTTATTTTAATTTTCATTCTGTCTCCTCCACTTCTTCAACAGGCACAGCGAAATCCCAATATCGTGTGTCTATATTTTTTATTTCTGATTCAGTGAATTTAGTTTTATACCCTTCACTTCCCAGATGACAACTTAAAAGTCGTACGCCATTAAAATAAACATTGAGAAAACCTAATCCCCCATCGAAAAATCTTACATAATAAAGCGGTTCTTCCACCTCGTAGTCTCCCATCCAAGCACGGGCGAAAAGCTCTTGATTTTCATGACAATCTGCAAGCCAGTCCGTTACTTCTTCGGGCATGCAACTATTTTCATAAGTATCTTCTAAAGCCTCAGACAATCCCCAACGATGTTTTTCACAATACTCAATCCAATCAGCTACAAATTTCGGCACTTTCACAAGTTCGACTTTGCTAACTTGATTTTGTTTAAATAAACAATCTATCGCGGGCTTCTTAGCTAATTTAACCATTAATTCGTCAGTTAATTCGTCAGTTAATTCAATAACCTCTTCTACCAAGCCCTGATGCAACTCACTTCGCCAAATAACTTCTACTCTGTCACCTTTTTTAAATTTCATTGTTTTCCTCCTTCTCTCCGCCCTATTGCACTCTGTATCCGTTACAGTCTGAACTCGGTCACCTTTTTTGATTATATTCATTTAAAGCCGCCACCCTCATATTTTGCAATAAAATCAGAAACTAATTCTCCACAATTTCTGCAAACCACCACACGCCTTTCACCTTGTATCCCGTCATAGGATGTATCCTTAAATATCTCTTTATCCTTATGCCGACATATCTTTCTTAGCAGTCGATTTTTTCGAGTAACCCCTACCTCTGCAAGAGCTTCTTTTGTACCATCTTTTGTCATTCCGCTTCCTCCTAATCCAGTTTTATAACTCTTAGCCCCTTCTCTGTCGTCCTTTTTCTGTAAGAAGGTGTAGCGTAGAACAATATAGTTTCACGCTTTACTTTTCTAAACTCTGCTAATTCGTCTAATGTACCGATTTTCAACAGATCGTCGCCTTTGTAGAGGGCGTATTCTGTCATGCTCTCACTCCTCTAAACCCATTGAATTCGCTTATCTTCCAACGCTGAAATGTTATAGCATATCCAGCAACAGCCTCTATTGAATGATGTTGTATGTCCTAAAAATTTGATACGTTTCTTGAATATCAATATTGCTAACTTGTTGCTATATTGTTCGAATATATTTGCTCGTTTCTCAGTTTCGAGCGTTGAGAGCGGCAATAGTAAAGCAAATGACTTTATTTTCTTTTCGTCTATTAGCTGAAAACTACGCTCAATAATTTCATTTTGATTCGAAAACGGCGGGTTACTAATCATCAAATCGCAATTTGCTGGCGGTTCTGTAGTAAAAAAATCATTACCTAAGTCATCGAAAATGTGCGTTGCTTTATACTTTAGATTTAGTTCATCCGCTCTTAATTTAAATTCTGAATCATAGTTGTTAAATGGGAACCAGATACTTTTAAAAGAATCAATATCTATCAAGTTGTAGATGTCTTCAACAACATGCCTAGGCGTCGCAACGTGATCTTTATCAGTTTTATGCTGTTCGTATGTTTTCACGTCTGCACCTCGTCCCTTTCCGCTAATTTAGCTTTAATTTCTGCTACTTTCTTTTCTAAGTCTCCGCTTGATTCTGATTCTGTTTTTTTATTCTCTGTCCGCTTCTCTGTTTTATCAAGCCAGTCAGGCAATACTTCTTGTTTAACTGGTTTGTTATATTTTCTGTTCAGATTGTTATATTTATGTTCGTTCTCTAGTTGTCTTTGTTTTTCAGCAGCATTCACATCAGAAATCGTTTTGAACCCTCTGTCCTCCCAATTTATAAGTATCTTGTTCACGTAAGCATAATTACGTTTATTTGCTCCTTGTTCGGAAGTAACCTCTAGAGCTTTAAAAACTATTTCTCGGTTACCATCAAAATCATCTACCCAAGCTAATAATTTTTCTTGCTCAATCGGTAGCATCATTCCAAAACCGTGGTCTTCCCAGAAATCTTTAAAATTTAAATCGCTGTTGTTATTGTTGTTATTCTTACATTCTTTAGTTCTTACATTCTTGTTAGTTGTTAGCTGTTTGTTAGCTGTTTGTGAGTCGTTTGTTAGCTGTTTGTTAGTAACTGTGTTAGTTTTGTTTTCTAACTCTTGATAAACTCCCCAATTAACTACGTTTATAAGGGTGCTAACCTTCGTTGATTCCTTTGTTAGAAATCCGTAATTTTCAAATCTTTTTAACGCTGTTCTGACATTTTGCGATGAGATACCTTTTCCGCATTCTTCTGTAATTGATTTGATACTTGTGACGAATTCACCCGGTTTTGCTTTGAAAGGTTTCCCTCTCCATTCCCACTCATTTTCCTTGTGATTTGCCATCATTAACAAAGTCACAAGGATGGTTTTTTGCTCGGGTGTAGAGCTTTTCCAAATTGGCTTTTCTTTTAAATCCCTATGCAGTTTAATCCACCCAAGTGACATAGCTTATTTCCTCCTACTCAACTTGTTTTTGCGCTTCTATCTCTGTTTCTAATCTCTTGATTAGTGCCGAAGCTTCACTTTTACTCATTGATTTAGTATCAGTCACTTTATAGCTCTCTAAAACAAATTTAGCATCATGTCCGAATGGTTCCCCGACAACTTTAGCCTTTGCAAATATAGCCTTTCTCTGTGCATCTGACGCTAAATGATTGTTTTGCGTTTGCTGTTTAGCTTGATTTTTATTACTAGGCTTTGTATTTCCGCTTGCGCTGTTACCGTCGTCATCTTCATCACTTGCAATCCCAAAAGCAGCGGATAGTGTGTATCTGCGTGCATATGTCAGAGCGCTTCCGGCTCCTTGCGCTGTGTTTTTATCAAGAGGCAACATAAACGGGTCGAACTCAACAAATTCACCACTAGCGTGCATTAAAATCGTTTTTACACCCACTTTATTTTCTTCCGTTAACGGAATTTGGATATAAGATAATCCTAATTTGGGAGCGTGTTTTTTTACTGCGCTAATTACGCTTTCTAAAGGTACATATTTGCTTTTAAAAAATGGATTATCCGCTGATTTAGCTGGTTGTTCGGCTTGCTCTTGAAATTTAGATAATGCTTTACTTATCTCAATAATTGACTCGCTTGTTTTCATATTCCTACCTCACTCTCAATGATTCAGTTTGTACTAACTCAGCCCCTGGTACTTCTCTGCCCTCTTTCAGAGCGCTTGTAATAGCTTTTTTATCCAATTTTTTGGGTTGTTCGACTAAAAACATGAATAACTTTTCTTCGTCATCTAAACGCAAGCTAGGAGGGTTCTTTTGAATGCTGATTGTAAATAAGGGGCTTTTAATTTTACGGATATCCACTTTTAACATTTCGCTTTCTAAATACTCTTTCATGTTTTTAGCTTTTGCTTCTAACGCTTTTTTACGCTTCGTTAACCTCTCTACTTCTTTAGCTAATCCATCAGCCTCAGCATCAATACTTTTTACCATTTTTATAATGTTTTCCGCCTTTTCTTCTATCGGCTCTCTGATGCTGTCTAACGTATCTTGTAGTGTTTCTGTGTCCAAGTCCTCTGCCATTTCTAAAACTTGGTTATATGCTTGTGTCAATTCGTATAATTTCATGCTTTTATTCCTTCTCTCTGCTCGATTTTTTTAGCTAGCTTTTCATGTATATCAATTAATTCATCAAATAGTTTAGATCCTTCTAAGTTAGTTGATTGCTTCTTTAGTAAGTTATAAAGCGGTGTTAATTCATCTTCATAATCATGTATCACGACTTTAAAGCCGTAATGGATCGTTTTAAAATTATCCATGTTATACCTCCATTGCTTAATTTTTGGATTTAAGGTATAATTTCTTTAAGGTAATATCTCAAATCCTCGACCCACACTGCTATGTGGGTCTTTTTTATTCTTCGTTTTCCGCCTCTTCTTCATTAGTACGCTCTAATTCCTCTAAATATTCGTTATGCCAAATTTGGCTTATCCTTTCAAAACTGGACCAACAAGCATCAACAACCATCGGATTTTCAACCACGTTTATCACTTCCTCTCAGCCAGTAGCCTGTTATCATTGACATTAGCGACACGAAAAACAATATAATAAATAAATCCATCAGCGCGAGACCTCCTCATAGCCTTTAAGCTTCAGCTCTTCGATATAGTCTGTCATTTTTTCGCAACCTGTTTCAATTAGTGCTATCTTCTGTCTAAAAGCCGGATTAGCAATCATTTTTGTTCTGTCATCTATGAAAATCTCGCTATCCCCGAAAATCGTCTTTTTACGAAAAATTCGCTCCGCCATTGTTGTAGCCTCCTAAATTAAAATTAGAATTAAAATCAAATTACATAAGTTTATTAATGCTAATGCCGCTGCTATTATGACTAAGATGCTGTATAACATTTGATTTTTCATAGTGCGCGCCTTGGCACAATAATTTCACGTAAATGGCCATCTACTAAATTTTTAGTCACTTCAAATTTTTGATTAAATTTATCTGCTCTTTTTTTTCGTTCTTTTTGGTCCATATTTTCAAATCGGCCTTTGACGATATTATTTAATTCCGTGAAATTAATATTTTTTGATTCGTAACCCTCGTAGTTAGCTGATACAAGTACTTTATTCATTTTTCACAACTCCTTACTAATCCAGATTTTTGATAATATTGATCACGTTTGTTTAAAACTTGTTGCAAGTCGATATTGAAAGTTTTTGCGATGCTTGTATTTAGCGTTAATCCTGCTGCTATAACGTCTGTTATCTCCGAAATCGCTTTTTTTGCTGCTTCTCGCTGATTCATGTCACCTCTTTTCAAAGTGAATGACATAGCTTCTAAGCCTTGTTTTAGCGCTTTTATTGATTCTGCTACTTCTAGTTCAAAACGACAGGTTAAAGATGCGTGGTGGTTGTCTAGACCGTCCAGTAAGGGCGGTATCATTCCGTTACTAAATTCATGTGCGAATAAATAGGTGCTTTGCGGTTCGTTATATTTATCAATTAACTGTTCCGCTTGTTCAAGTGAAACCGTTCGTTTCCCTTTTGCTTGATTGCTTATTAGAGCTGGTGTTACATAGCTGTCTATTGCTAGCTCTTTTTGCGTACGAGTTTCTGCTAAAACTTGCATCGCTTGACTTGCTGTTACTGATTTTTGAAACACAATATCTCAATCCCTCTTTTGTTTATTTTTTTGCGACTAATTAACAACTTATCGTTATATACTATTGTTAGTCGCTCCCCAGTGACTGTAAGTTGTCTGCGAGCGCCGTTGTGGTAGGCGGTGCTTAGATTAAAACTAAACCATGTTCTTCAAGTAGTTTGTTTAATAGGTATACTTGCCCTTTGCCGGTCACTCTTGGCGTGTATGTTGTCACCATTAATCCATTCCTATCTGTATGAATATGCGTTTTTTGCTCGAATAATCCCAAGTTCATTGCCTTTTGCGATGGCTTGTTATAATAAGTCCCTTTATTTAGCAAATATCCGCTACCTCTTAGCCATTCAAAAAGCCTGTTTTGCCCAATATCTAAGCCATTTTGTTTAAGAATTGTCGCTAAGTCTTTTACTAAAACTGTATTCTCGCTCGTTTGTACAGCATCTGCAAAAATCACTTTCGGTTTTTGTTCCTCGATTTGCTTTAATGCTTCTTGCTTCTCTTGTTGCTCCTCAATCCACTTTTTAGCTCTAGCGACTGGGTCATCTATCATGTAAGAAAATGTTGGATATTCAGTTGCTAGTTTCCTCGCTTGTTTTTCTACTTCAATGAAGTATTTTCTAATTGCTCGACCCATTTCGTTGTTTTGTACCATTGCTAATTCTTTAGCAGTGTCTAAAGTTAGTAAGTATTCTGTTCGAGGTCTGCCAAATGTACTTTCTCCCAAAATTGGGAAATAGTCTTCATCCTTTGAAAATCCGTAATTACTAAACTTATCGGTAATCCAAGTAGCAAATTTTTTACCGACTTGCAAGCTTTGATGTAGTTCCCGTGCATTTACAAATTTCTCGCCTTTTTCATTTTCTAAAACTGGTAACATTTCATTTGCAATTACTTGTAAATTTGACATTTTGTTCTCCTTTCTGTTCGCCCTTTCACAGTGTTATAGTTTTTGTGAAGGGAGGTGGGTAAAATGACTAAATTAATAATTAATGAATTGGATTTTTCTTTGAATGCATCAAATTATCATATTCTGAATGACTTAATATGTGTGGAATCTACATTAAACAATTCAGAACTAAAATTATTTATCGAATTATATAAATCTCATTTAACTGATGAAGAGTCTTTCGATTTTATGTTTGATAATAAAAAATACTATGGTAGATTTGGTAGATTTGTATTTGATTCCAAAGGAAAAATTCAATTATTCCTAACAATTAAACCTTTTGTAATTGATGAAAACACCTATACTTATTCATCCGTAACAAGAAACGAAGTAGAGTATTACAATACTTCTAAAGTTTTAGTCGATTTAGAGAAACGATTTAATTCCTTGATTAACTTACTAAAAAAGAAAGAACTTATAAACGAAGACGAAACAGATATCTTTTCTGGATATTTAACGTCATATGAAGAAGGTATTAAGATTAAAATTGAAGTAGCAGATTTAGATGAATATCTAAAAGAAACTCATGAAACAATCGAAGATATTAAAAATCAGAAATTGGATTAGAAAAATATCTTAATTTTAAACTCTTTTCTGACTCCCTTATTTCTTCCTTAGAATTCACCTTAATTTCTAACGAGTTTATAGTGCTAGCCAAGTCTTCCACCAAAGATTTGGCTTCACTTAATCTCGTTTCTAACAAAGCGGCGTTTTCTATGGAATCCTCTACTCCATTCAGCTCTACTTCCATTTCGATGATTTTTAGCTCTTGATCTTTTTCAAGTAAATCTAAAATGTTTTTTATAGTGTTGTACTTAACGAATAATCTATTCTCTTTTTCATTACCATTTTCTAAAATTGTTTCTAATTTAATAATTGCTTGTTTGATGTTATTCATTTTTCTTCCTCCTCTATTTGTTTTAAAAAAGCCTCTACTTCTAAACCATCCACATCTATTCTTTCTGGATAGCATTCAATAATTAACTTTGGTCGTTTACCGCCTAGTATTTCTAAATGAACACCTGTTACAAATCGTCCTACTTTCCAGTCACCAAGTTGAATGGCATTATATGCAGACCCATCTTCTCTTTGACTAGTTTTGATTGACAAAGTTAACTCTTCGTTACTCATGTTCTAGCCTCCTATTTTCTTTTGCCCAAATCGCCGTTAGTTTTTTCCGATAATCTATTAACTAATGAATTAATTTCTGAATAAAGTTCCGGCAAAATACTTAAATCGCTAAAATCTTCTCCAGTTATACTTAATTCAATGGTGAGTACAGACTCTTTTCTATTTCTCTTGGTTAGGAAAGAGTTTGTAAATGCAATTTTCCTCATGTTCTAGCCTCCTATTTTGGTTTACTCTCCAATCTGATATAATTAATTTGACTGGAGGTGATATTATGATTAAAGTTTCGCTAATTGAAGAAGGGAAAGTTCTTCAAAATATGGAACTCTATTATTTACCTAGAAAAGGTGACGTCATTTCAAGTACCAATATAAAAGCACCGCATTACCTAGTTAATGTAGTAGAACATGTAGATGGTCACGAACTGGTAAATTTACATGTCCAGGAATTCGCGAATCAAGTTGTCGCAGGCAATGAGATTAACGGTTTCCGAAATAATCGATGAATCTATTGTTTTAATCCAATATGCATTTTTAATTGTTTCGCTATCTAAGTACACTGCTTGTTTGGTAAGCACAATAACTTTTTGTCCACCTTGATAAGTTACATAACCCTTCCTAACAAGCAGTGTGCCTTCAGTTGTTTCCTCAATTCTTCCAACTACTCGTCCCGCAATTTCTAAAATGTCTCCTACTTTCATTTTCTAGCCTCCTATTTTGGTTAGTTTTTTATTATCACTATTAGTGATTTCTTTATTAAAAAAAATTTCTCCAACGCTTTTTCCGTAAAAATTTGCTACTTTAATCTTTGTTTTATCTGAACTACCTCGATAACCTGCTTCCATTTTAGAAAGTAAACTATAAGAAATACCGATAGCCTCAGCTGCTTCTAATTGTGTAATACCTTTAGCAATGCGAATTTTTTTGAGATTATTAATATTAATCACCGCCTTTATCACTCTATGTGATAATAATACTATCACTTTACGTGATTGTCAATCACTTTTTGTGATTTTTGTTTATTTTTTTTAAAATATCACTTATAGTGATACTTAAGAAGGAGGGAGATATTATGACTATAGGCAAAAGAATATCTGAGTTGAGAAATAAAAGAGGTATCTCTCAAATTCAACTTGCAAAAGATTTAAATGTTTCAACAAGTACTATAGGAATGTGGGAAACAGACAAACGTGCTATAAAAGATGAATTAATCATTCAGTTAGCCGATTACTTTAATGTAACAACTGATTATTTATTAGGTCGTGAAAAATTCGACAACAGCGACTTACTAGCTGCGCATATTGACAATGATTTGACGGAAGAAGAACGAATAGAGATAGAAAAATATTTAAAATTTATCAGATCACAAAAAGAGTAGTTGCCTAAAAATTAACATTAGGGGGCTAATTGATGAATAAAACAAGTTATGAATTAAAGCAAGAGTTTCCAGAATTGAATTTTGTTATAAATAACAACTTACCAACAAAACTTTTCGGACTTATACAGAATAAAGTAGTACATCTTCATCCTGATTTGTCAGAAAATGAACTTAGATGTACTATAATAGAAGAAGCAATGCACTGGAAATATACCGCTGGAGATATAACAAAATTTAATAATGTAGAAAATATCAAGCAGGAGAAGTTTGCGCGTCGTAAAGCGCATGAATATTTAGTAAATATACAATCACTCGCTTTATGCTACGATCTTGGCTACAGAACATATTATGAAGCTGCTACTTTTTTAAATGTTACTGAAAAATTTTTGATTGAAGTAGTAGAGAATTATAGAGAAAAATATGGACTAATGTATAATAATGGTAATTATATTATACATTTTGGCTCTACCATTCAAGTTTTCCAGGAGGATAACTCTTTTTATCCTTATGATTATGGGTGCTAATAAATTTTGACGAGGTGAACATATGTATTGCCCTAAATGCGGACATGCACTAGACAATCACGAAAATCAATGTCCTAACTGTCTAACACCAATCATTTATCAAAGCAACAACAACGGAAAAGCACAAAAAGCCGGCGAAATTATGGAAGAATCTGGTAAATTAATGTCAGGATGTGGTTGTTTAATGACATTGTTGATAACTATTCCTGTCATAGTAATTTTAATAATTATGTTTTTATAAAAAGGAGATAACGGGATGAGTAAGTATAGTTACTTGTTAAAAAAATGGTGGTTTTGGGCTCTTGCTATATTATTTTTAGTTATTTTATTTTACAGCTTTTGGGTAATAATATACTTGGTGGCACTAGCTTCCTTAATATTCGGGATAGTAAAAGTTGTTAAAAATGAAAACAGACGAAAATACACAATAATATTGACTATATCCGCTATATTTCTAATCACCTTTTCACTAATAAGAGTTGTACAGATGTATAACTATGTTATTAATAATCCAGAAGAAACTACAGCAAATGAGCAAAAAAAGAATACTGTCCAAGATGAGCAAACGGAAAAACCCGCTCAAGAAGACGCTGCCGAGGACGAGCAAGCAGAAGAACCTGCTCAAGATGATGTATCTACACCCTCTAAAATTACATCAGATAGTATAGAGTTATTTAATGAGTCAATTGATCGCTTGATTTCTGATTCGAGCGGGGTACTAATAAAAGTGGTTCCATTTGAAAATGAATATGATATGTTAATTGCGTACGTATCTCAAGATTTAAAATATCAAGATGAAGCAACTAAACAAAAAAATGTTGATTATTTAGGAAGCGAAATACAGCAACGTGCTCTAGGTATGCTCTTTGGCGGAGATAACAATCAGAAGCCTATGGTTGAGCTAAGATATGAGGACGAGACAAAGATGGCTGGAAGTAGTGCTTTTGATAAAACTAATATGAAGCTCAAAGGAAAATAAAATATAAAGGGAGAACGAGAGAATGACTATACCAAAAAAGGTAGTATATATTGTTGGATCGCTTATTTTAGTTTTAATTATAGCTGGCGCATCTTTTTTTATTTATAATCAGGTGCAAATAAAGAAAGAGCATGATGCGAAAATAGCTGCCGCTAAGAAAGAAAAAGAGGATAAACAAAAAAAGAAAATAATATTTAAAGATACTATTAAATCATTTAAGGATGACTCTACTTCTCTTGCTTCTGATGCGGAAACAATTGGAAATAAATACTATAATGTATGGAGTGACACAATCTATAATGAAAGTGTCAAAATAGATGGTAAAACCTACACAGATTTCAACAAAGCTCTACAGGCGCAAAATACAAAAAATATATTTGATGGCACTGAATCTAATTTAGAAACTAGCATAGATACAGTGAAAGACGAATATAATGATCTTAAAAATAATGTGACATCAGAAACCGAAAGCGAGTTTAATGAAGTAGATTCTTACTATAAATCACTTATGAAGTTTGTTAATTTAGCCAAAGAACCTTCTGGGAATTTTAATACCTTCTCAGATAATTACAATGATGCTAAAACTAATTATATAGAGCAAATGAACAATTTAGGATATGGGGAATAAAGGAGATACAATATGTCTATTATAAAAAAATGGTGGTTTTGGTTAATTTGTTTATTGATTATTATCGGAATTGGATTTACAGTATGGTACACACAGGTTTATACATCTGAATGGGGTAAGGGATTATCAAAAGAAGAAAAAGCAGTTTTTGAATACGCTAAAGAAACAAGTAACAAATCTTTTGATATATCATCGATCGATAATAAAGAGCTAGACAAACTATATTCCTTATTAATGGATAGTGGAACATACAATAAAACTATAATATTAGATCAAAATAATCTAAAAAAATACTCTAACAAAGCATATGACCTCGCCAGCAAACTTGCGTACGTTCAAAAAGACTTTGATTTATATAAAAAAGAGCTTAATAAGAAAAGAAATTTAAACTCTAAAGCAAAAGAAATGATGCCTTATGGTTTAAAAAACATATAACTAAAGAAAGCCTCCGGGCTTTTCTTTTTACCGAAAAATATTGGAGTGAGCGCTATGGAAAAAGAGGGATTGAAGGAATTGCAATATGATTTAAACTATTTAGATGACAATGAAGTTCAACAGTTAATAAAGTCTATAAAAATACTCAAGCAAGAAATACCAGTAGAAATGCCTGAATTTGGGAAAATTAAAGACGATACGATAACTCTAGGCGTTTATGATGACATTGAATATAAATTACATAGATATAGACACCCGTATGATTCGCAAAGATTTAGCATACATCTAAGATTCGTTAATAACAATGAGCATTTAATTAGAATAGATATAAACAATGGCACTCATAGAAACCCAGACAATACAATAGTACAACAAAACCATATCCATATATACAAAAACTCCGATTACCCTAAAGATGCTTATGCCTATCCGCTTCCTTCTGAAATTAATGATTTGTACTCTATTTTCACAGCATTAGAGCAGTTTTTAGTGTATAATAATATTAAGTAAATTGAATTGAGGTGGTATTATGCTAGGGAGCGAAGACTTAAAAACTATATATAATAATTGGATAGTTAAAAAATTCGCTTATAAGGATATTAACTCTGGCGTAATAAGAATTGATACACCATTTTTTGATAGGCATAATGATAGCCTTATTTTATATGCTCTTATTGACAGTAATAATAATATCGTCTTAACAGATGGCGGTTATGTTTTAGACGACTTAGAATCGTCAGGGGTAGATATTATTGCTTCACCTAAAAAGACAGAGTTATTGAAAAAACATTTAAACTCTTATGGCGTTAATTTAAAAGATTCAGATCTCTCCATCAAAACAAATGTCAAAGATTTTCCTCATCATAAACATAGGTTATTACAGGCAATGCTTTTTACAAATGACATGTTTATGCTAGGGAAAAAGACAGTGAAAGGTATCTTTTTTGAAGATGTTGCCAAGTTCTTGGAAAAAAATAATATAAGAGCTTTTCAAAATGCTAATTTTGTTGGAAACTCTGGAATGACCCATAAGTTTGAATTTTCAATACCCGGTATTAAAAATATTCCAGATAAGTTAATTAAAACTTTGAATGTTCCCAATAACGAAATGTACGCAAAGGCTTTAACAGCTGATGTTAAAAACACTGCTGAGGTTTTGAATAGACCATCTAAATTTTATGCCTTTATAAATGATCAAGAAAAAGAAATAACACCAGATATTCTTCATCTTCTTGAATATGATAATATTAAAGTCATTCCCTTCTCTAAGAAAAAAGAAATAATTGCTGAATTAGCTCAATGAAATAGATAGTTTTGACAATTATATATGACTTTGATAATATGTAGTTACTGAGGGGCGCAGGTGCCCACTTATTTTTTAAAACTGGAGGACTTAACGTCCAACAAAAGGAGTAACTCTTTAAAGGGTTGCTCCTTTTTTCGCCAAAAAAAGAACGTATGTGCGAAAGGAGAACGGAAATGAAGGCAGCTATTTATATACGCGTATCTACTCAAGAACAAATAGAGAATTACTCTATACAAGCTCAAACTGAAAAGCTAACAGCCTTGTGCCGCTCGAAGGACTGGGACGTATACGATATTTTCATTGACGGCGGATACTCCGGCTCAAATATGAATCGTCCCGCACTAAATGAAATGCTAAGTAAATTACATGAAATTGATGCTGTAGTCGTATATCGATTAGACAGACTATCCCGCTCGCAAAGAGATACGATAACGCTTATTGAAGAATACTTCTTAAAAAACAATGTAGAGTTTGTTAGTTTATCTGAAACGCTTGATACAAGTTCTCCTTTCGGTCGTGCAATGATTGGTATATTGTCCGTGTTCGCACAATTAGAACGCGAAACAATACGAGATCGCATGGTTATGGGGAAAATTAAGCGTATTGAAGCAGGGCTTCCTCTTACAACAGCCAAAGGACGAACATTTGGCTATGACGTTATAGACACTAAATTATATATTAATGAAGAAGAAGCAAAACAATTACAAATGATTTATGATATTTTTGAGGAAGAAAAAAGCATTACAACTTTACAGAAGAGACTAAAAAAAATAGGATTCAAAGTGAAATCATATAGCAGTTACAACAATTGGCTGACTAATGATTTATACTGTGGCTATGTATCTTATGCGGATAAAGTGCATACAAAAGGTGTTCATGAGCCTATTATTTCAGAGGAACAATTTTATCGAGTTCAAGAAATATTTTCTCGCATGGGTAAGAATCCGAATATGAATAGAGATTCAGCATCGTTGCTAAATAATTTGGTAGTGTGCGGAAAATGTGGACTAGGGTTTGTTCATAGGAGAAAAGATACTGTATCCCGCGGAAAAAAATATCATTATAGATATTATAGTTGCAAGACTTACAAACATACTCATGAACTAGAAAAATGCGGAAATAAAATTTGGAGAGCTGACAAACTCGAGGAATTAATTATTGATCGCGTGAATAACTATAGTTTCGCTTCTAGGAATGTAGATAAAGAAGATGAATTAGATAGCTTAAATGAAAAACTTAAAATAGAACACACAAAAAAGAAGCGGCTTTTTGATTTATATATCAGCGGTTCTTACGAAGTTTCAGAACTTGATGCTATGATGTCTGATATAGATGCTCAAATTAATTATTATGAAGCACAAATAGAAGCTAACGAAGAATTGAAGAAAAATAAAAAGATACAAGAAAATTTAGCTGATTTAGCAACAGTTGATTTTAACTCTTTAGAGTTCAGAGAAAAGCAACTTTATTTAAAATCACTAATTAATAAGATTTATATCGACGATGAACAAGTTACTATTGAATGGCTCTAGTAGCTTGTTTATTTAGATTATTTAGTACCTCGTTATCTCTCGCTGGACGCAAAGAGGGAACTAAACACTTAATTGGTGTTACCATAAGCCACCCATTATCATTGACCCAGTCACTTCTACTTATGTATTTCCAACTGTAGCACCAAGTTCAACAGAATGCATTTGGATTTTCCCACAACATATTAAAGATTATCATGCAATTGGATTTAACCACACTTTAATAACATTTTCTAATATGGAAACCTTTGAGATTGATATGTCTTTAGCATCTTTTAATAATCAGATTGCCAGAACCTCCATGTTACATATGAAATTTTCTCAAAAAATGCGTATTATGGAGAGTAATTTCCCTTCAATGAATAGGTTTTTCCCACCAACCACTCTTGCTGCTGAACCTAGACGTTATTACAGCACCATGCTTCCAAATAACGAAGAACCTAATGATCCTCAAGATCCCGAGCAATAA